TGCGTCGTCGAAATCCATGCTGAGTAGTTGAAGTGGTGTATGCATCACTTGGCCCATCCAAGATTACTGAACATTTGGTCAAAAGCGCTGGATATTTCCTTGAAATCGTCATCGTCCCATTGATAGGAAATCTCTTTGTTTTTACGCCATTCGTTTAACTCTTCTAGTATTTTCGCATTTTTCGATTTAATTGCAATATGTTGAGAGTATCCGCGGGCAAAAAGCTCGTCATCATTTAGTAGATAATCAAGATGCTTGACCATAGATTTGTTTTTGGCTGCTGCATATTCATCCCGCTTTGTTTTCAGCTTTGTGTAAGCCTTAGACTTTTTGATTTGCTCAAGGACAACACTTGATTGACCACCTGTTTTAGAATCAAACTTGCCGGGCGTACCGATTCCGTGGTGGTCGAGATAATGCCCCATCTCATGCAGCATGGCGAATCCTTGACGATTGCCTTTTGTTGTCAACTTGAAGTAGAAAGGCGAACCAGTACGCTCCCCGAAGACATACTCGCCATAAGTTGAACTGTTGTTATCACGCACATCAAGAATCCGCATGCCCTTGGGAACGCCGTGCACGCTATTGATCGACTCCATGGCATTTGCAATGTGCTTGGCGTTTTTGCTGCGTACATTGTAATTAACCAAGTTTTTGGCGTGCTGAGTTTTGACGGTTGGTATTGGGGGGACGGGCTTAACCGTTGGCTTCTTGTTCGACTTTGGCGTAGTGGATGGTTTTTTCGCATTTTGTTTGGGTGTTTTCTTGGGTTTTGATGCTGGTTTAACCGGCGTGACACGAGCAGGCACGTCCTGCACGACCAGGGTGGGATCAACCGGAACTGGTTTGTCTTCCGGCTTGGGTTTCACAACTGGTAACGGGTCAATATTCGGAACGCTATACGCCTGTCCCGGATTAAACTCAAAACCACGATCCGCTTGGGGCTGAAAAGCCACGCCATCAACCGTCTTGGGGCTTGGCAGGATGATCTTGCTTGCCTTGGCCAGATCATCACCTTCAAAAATCTCCAACGCCTGGCATCGACATGACCATCCATTGGGTGGCCAGTTGGTTTGCCAGAATGAATGATCTTTGGGAAGTCGCGTTCCGTCCATTGCATTATGGCTTGAACGGACCCTGTCGTCACCGACGGTTGAATACTCAAACCCCCATAAAATCTCATCAATCTCCGGCTCATGCAATGCTGCCCATCGACCGGCACTATAGGCCAGTTGTGTTTGAGTGCGAAAGATGTTTTCGAGCGTGTAGCTGTTTTCGGGAGTGATGCCGGCGGCTTTAAACACCTGCTGTAATTCACGGATTCCCGTGCCGACATGTGCCTGACGCTGGGTGAGTTCCAGCATCTTGGTGGTTATCTTTCCGCCGACCACTCGATTGATATCTTGCAGCTTGACCAACGCATCAGGCACAAACGCATTTCGCAGTTGATCAATGGACAGGCCGCCAACGTGCATTTGGGCTTTAAGTGCCTGAATTGCATTGTCATAGGCAGTGGATAGTTTGAGCGTCTTGGCTTGATGTGCTTCAACTGTCTTGAGCACACGCCAGCGACCAGTCAGATACGCAGCTACCATTGCATCAACCAATAAAGGTGACAGGTCGCCAAGTGGATCGTTGATCGCAGCCGCAGGATCGTTGCCAGCACGATACGCCTTTAGTGCGGCCATACGAACCTTGCGACCGATCTTCTGTGATGCAGTGATGCCGATCTTTTCCAGACGGGCGCAGTCGGCGTCGAGTTTTGCTGCATATTTGCGGCGTTCAGGGGAGACGGTCATGGATCACCCCTTTGTGACTGTGCTCTCAAGCTCGTCCATAATGGATTTGGCAGGATTGTCGGCATCGACCAATTTGTTGTCGCTCTGGTCAGGTGCGTCAGGCAGCGTGGGGAGCGTGGTCATTTCGGAGATTTGTTCAAAATCCAGATAGACTCGCAAGAACTCGCGGCCGTCAGGCGTTGCGGTCATGCCCTTGATGACCTCGCGTGCCAATGTTCGAGACTCGTCTTGGATTGGATTGGGTTCAAAGTAGACAGACCCACGTGCATCCTCGCCGAAATTAAGAACCAGAAGTTGGTCAACCACATGCCAATTAATCGTTTCGGCAAGGTCGGACTGCAATTGCTCGCCATCGAGTAGGCCAAGGTCACCGTGAGTTTGAGCCTCAGCCTTGGTGCCGAATTGACCTTCAAGGGCAGAACGTTCGGGACGAAGATAGCCACGGAATTTGAGCGAATCCAGATACCGCAGCCGTTCGATAAAGCTGGGCTGGCGACCACCTTTATCTTCCATCAACTCGATGGACCATTCCTTGCCATCGCTATCATCTTCCATGGCTTTACGGTTGGGTACTGCGATACCATGACCTGCAGCAATGCTGTCTAAAACACCTTTGGCGATCTCGTAGTTGTCGCGTTCAATGCCGCTTTTGTCTATGGATTTACCGGGCGGATAATGAATCACAGGCATGACGCCTGCAATTTTGCGGTCGTACCGTGCAGCACCTTCATTGGCCTGTTTCCACCATGACCATGTTTCGCGGATGTTTTCCAATCGCGGACGGCCATAATGGTTGTCGCCTTCGCGGTCATAGGTAAAGAGCAATGCCTTTTCACGTGGGAGATCGGTTGATGATTGTTTGAATCCCTGGAACTTGCCGTTGCTGTCAATATTGATCTGTGTGATGTCGTGGAGCAGCGGCTTGAGTCGCTTAAGCGTCCATCGCCCGTTTGAAACCTCGAAAACCTTTTCAAATCCTGCCCATCCGTAGTCAAGACTGCGGAGCATGGCGCGGACGAAGTGCCGCGTCATTGGATCAATCATGTCTTCAATGAATGACACGCGATCTTCCGGCGTGCCATCCGTGGATTTAACCGACCATGTGTTGCAGACGAGAGGGGACATGACCACGGCACGAGCCAGTGCAATGGTGGGGTCCATGAGCATGGAGCGATAAGTCTGATATGTACCTGCAGGTGTTGCATCCAAGCCGGGGATCTGCATGAACGTCGAGATACCGGCAGAAGTTCCCTGTGATCCGGTTTGCTCGCCGATTACAGGCTTGTTTTTAAGATCGTTGGGCTTTTCAGCCATTGGACTTGTTCTCCAAGGCTTTCACGCGGGCTTCAAGATCGGTGAGTTTGCTAGCGGCTTTCCAAGTAATGCCGCATGCGATGATGACTAACCCCAAGGGAATCAACGAGCTTTCGCTTACGACCGTGGCGGTGGCAAAAGTGATTGTGGCCAGTGCTGCTGATGCAGACCGCATGGCGATTAATTCAAACACGGGCGTTCTCCGTCCGGGGTATCAGGGTTATGCCATGTGGTTGGAGAAAAAAAGTTTCAAATGTGTAGGGGCGGTGTCACACATTCACACGACCGCTTGGCTCATTTATCCTCAACGGCCTGATTCGATGTACCCTGTAGCGTTCCGCGTCTGAGGCGTGGGTCAGTGTAAAATCAGCATCCTTGTCCGGCTTGCCATACTCATCAGGCATCACTTCCCGCAGGTCGCGGATCAGCTTCTTGCATCGTGGATGAATGAGCCAATGCACCTGCCCGTTGATGTCTGACAGAGCGTCATTGGTGGCCAACACGCTGTCGATGATATCCGGGGCTTTCTTGGGTACTCGTTTGTAGACCGGTACGCCCAGCGGTTGCAATACACGTTGCATGATCCTGTAGCCGCTATCACTGGTGTAAATGGATTCGGAGCGTCCCGCACTGTCTCCAAACACGTTGATTTCTGAAAACGATTTGTGCTTGCAGTTCTGTGGCCACCAGCGATCTGTGAAGTCCCGCATGATCTGGATCGTGTCCCACCGGTCGCCGTAAATCTCATCGACGGTGGTAATCATGTCCGCGTCTTTGTCGTATTGGCCAATGAGCATGTGGCTACCTGGGCGTTTGTTGAAGTCGATTGAGATGTGTAGCGGCAGGTCATAATTGAGTAAAACAGTATCGCTGACGTTTCGAGTCTCGCTGAAATGCTTGTAAAGAGCGTCATCACCCAAGCCTTTGGGATCCTGTTGATAGACCGCGTCCCAGATGCCTTGCGATTGCTTGTTGCCCATGAGTGATTCGAGTGTGTGCAGCTGCGGGCAGAGCGGTGAACCGATATAACGACGCATGGGATCGCCTTGTTCGGCAATGGCTGGCAATCGAATAAGTTGCCAATCGTCAGGGTGATCTTTGAGCAGGTAGCCGGAGAGATCATCTGGGTGCCACCTGGTATGCAGGATGATCATGGTGGTGTTCTCCTGCTTTCGTGTGTAGAACGCAGAGTCGAACCATTGTTTGACCTTGCGACGGGTGGCAGGGGACCATGCGTCTGCCCAGTCTTTGTACGGGTCATCTACCAAACCCACATCCATCGAGAATCCGGAGATTGCACCGCCAATGGTAGTGCTATAGAGCCCACCCAGTCCGGTGTGTGTGTTCCATCGGCCAACAGCTTTGTTGTCATGCTTCAAACTGGTGTTGAGTTCCTGACGCTGGTCGAATTGATCTCGTGCAAAGCTGGAGTGCCCGTAAATCAGATCCTTAGAGTACGAAGCGGAGACGATCCGTAGATCAGGCCAGTGTTCGAGGATCCAGACAACCAGCCAGCGACATAGGAACAGGCTTTTGCCATGCTGCGGTGGCAGGTTGATGATCAAACGACCCTTACCCTTGCGGATGGCACGTGTCACGATGTTGGCGATATAGGCGATGTGCTCAAACACCTGGTACTGCAAAGCAGGTGGATCGTCCCGCGTGACCCAGGCCGCAAACCAGTCCGGGCGTGAGCAGGCAACTTCACGCGGCACTTTATGCCAGTCGATTTCTTGGATGGCAGGTTCATTCACTGTCACCCTCGTCATCTGTGATTTCGCCCGTGGGCAAACCAAGTGTCAGGCCAAGTGCTTCAGCATGTGCAGCCATAGCCGGATCACCAGCAATCTTCGTAGCCTTGGCCGGATCGATCATCTGCGTTTGAATGGGGCGACCATCACGGCCGGAAACCTCGTGCTTGAGCGGCGCCTCAAGGCCCATGATCTTGTCGATGCGCTTCTGAGCGCGGACCTTGTCGAGCAGTGTGGCTTTACGATCATTAATGATTGAGCGGTATAGCGTGAGGCTGCGGGCCTTGATGGCTTCAATTGGCTCTTCCAACTCCTCGATCAGTAGATTGCGGGCTTGTTGCAGGTAACGCTCGACAGTCCGTGCTGATGCATCGAACCGCTCACGGCATTCGCGCTTGATTTCTCCCTTGGTATAGCCGTCGACGAGCATCTTCAAAACCTTGGCGATGCGGTGCTCTTTCTCTTTTTGTGTCGGTTTGTTGGCCATCTCGACAGGTACTTGTCGAGTTGTGACAGAAAATGGGGCATGGCGGTTTTACCCCACCACCACCGGCGCCACTGGCCCTTCAGAATCCACCACTACCGACGGCACATTCGACCACACCCCATAGCCTGTAGCATCATACGGCCGCACCTTCAGTCGCTTGGTCAGTCCGTGTGTAAATGGTCCGGCTGTCGCTTCGGTGATGTACGCGCCGTTGCCAGATGCCGCGATCGTGCCGATGACCATCTGCGAAGATGTATCGAACACTTCAAAGCCCATCGGATTGCGGTGCCAGGCTTGCTTGTCTTCCAGTGTGATGATCAGAGCGATGTAGCCACCTGCCAGTGCTGCCGCTTCGATCGTGTCAATCTCACGTAGTTGACTGACCACATGACCATCAGCGTCAAATTCCACTTCGATCATAGCCTGGGGGGATTCACTGCCGTACTGGTCCACGTAGGACAGGCCGAGCGTCCAGAGGCCCTGGGGGAGCAGGTGGTTAAGGTCGAGTTGGCGAACACTGCCGCTGGTTTGGTCAATGACAACATCGCCTTCATGCAGCAAAAACTGATGGTAATAGATGATGGCCATGGCCGCGTTGATGGCAAAGCTTTCACTGGCGATAAGCCGTTTGCTGCTGGACACATGTGCTGTCGTTTCAATGGTGGCGGTGGTA